CATTAAACATTAAATATTAAACATTAAGCATTAAACATTAAACATTAAACATTAAACATTAAACATTAAATATTAAACATTAAACATTAAACATTAAACATTAAACATTAAGTAAAATATTAAAAATACTTATTATTATATATTATTTAAATATATATAATAATGATAAATGAAACTCTGGAACAATTAAAAATAAAACCCATACCAAAAAAACCCCAACAATTTCAAGTTATGATTCAAATACCAAGTGAAGGTGTTGGGCCGAATATTATTGATAAAACTAGCGAACAATTAATAAATAGGGAGCTATTTTTTAGTGAACTTCAAGAAAATTTAGGGGTTGTGCAAAAAGATTATATAAAACCCATTAAACCAAGTGATACAATAAAATCGACCCAAATAATGGAAAGTAAAAAACTAGAGCCTAAAATTTACAATGTAGAAGATACTTTAAGCCAAATTGTTAAGACAAGACAAATTATTATTATTAAAGAGTCATCAAATAAAGCTTTAAAACAATCTAAAACAAATTTACCTTCACAAGAGAGATTAACACCCAAACCAGGAGAAACTCTAGTTACGCAAAAAACCAAAAAATTACAAGCTGAAACTATTGACGAGACTTTAATTATTCCAAAAGATTTACGCATAGGTAAAACACTTTATAGTGCAAGAATTCCCAAATTAGAGCCCAATGTGTTAATAAAAGCTTCGAATTATTATTTATATAATAGAGAGATTTTTATTAGTTTTATTAATTCTCTCTTTGAACCATATAAAGAACAATTATTAAAAGAAGAACAAGATATGTTGTCAGGTAAAGCATCCATAAGTTGCGCTACTAATGACAGCTCCAATTTTTCTCTCTTAATTCATCAAAAGATTGTACGAGATTATATAAATATTTATACACCATACAGAGGGCTCTTATTATACCATGGACTTGGTTCAGGTAAAACTTGTTCTTCTATTGCTATTGCCGAAGGAATTAAAAATGACAAAAAAGTGTTAATTATGACACCTGCCTCGCTAAGAGACAATTATGTTGAAGAATTGAAAAAATGCGGAGACTATATGTATAAGAAAAATCAATTTTGGGAGTTTATAGATACCAAAATGAACCCGCAATACTTAGAATATTTAAGCTCATTATTAAAATTACCTCAAGAATATATAATTAGTAATGGTGGAGCCTGGTTTGTTAATGTGAAAAAGGAGCCAAATTATGACAGTCTGGATTTTGAGGACCAGAAGAAAATAAATTCTCAATTAGATAAAATGATAAATTATAAATACCAATTCATAAGTTATAATGGATTGCGAAGCTCTCATTTAAATGGAATGACTTACGGTGGAACAATAAATCCTTTTTCTAATAAAGTAATTATTATTGATGAGGCTCATAATTTTATTAGCCGAATAGTTAATAAATTGAACCGTAAAACCGCGTTATCAATGAAATTATATAATTATTTGATGGACGCAGAAAATTGTAAAATTATATTATTGACCGGAACACCAATTATTAATTATCCAAATGAAATAGCAATATTATTTAACATTTTGCGCGGGACAATCAGGAGCTATAATTGTAAGCTAATATTAGATAAGAAAACAATGACAAAAGAAAAAATAGAAGACATTCTAAAAAAAGCAAATATATTAAATTATGTTGACCTTATAGAATATAATGCTGTCAACTATGAAGTTACTATTACACAAAATCCATTTGGGTACGTTAAATCAGACACAAATAAAAATAAACTGACTTATTCGAGCGATATAATAACAAGCGAAGAATTTTTAAAAAAAATAAAGGAGGCACTAGAGTCGCAATCTATCAAAATCGCAGGCAACAAAATAAATGTAAACGGTTATAAGGCTCTTCCTGATAATTTTGATGATTTTAAGTCATTATTTATTAGCCCAAATAATTCAATAAATAATCCATCAATGTTTAAAATGCGTATAATTGGACTAACGTCTTATTTTAGAAGTGCACAAGAGCAGTTGATGCCTAAATACTCACATTCGAATAGCAATGATTTCAAAATAATTAAAATTCCTATGAGTGACTTTCAATTTGGTATATATGAAGAAGCCCGCGTTCAAGAGCGTAAATTAGAGGACTCTAATAAAAAGAAAAAATCAAAAAAAACAAAAACAGGAGCCCAAGGTGACGACCTTTACAATGATAGTGTTTCAACATATCGCATTTTCTCGCGTGCTTTTTGTAATTTTGTATTTCCAAAACCGGCTATAAAACGACCTATGCCAAATAATGATGAAACGCTAGAAACAACATTAGAAAATATGTCTGCTTTAGATGATGAAGAAGCAATATGTAAAAATCTCTCTGAAGATGTTATTGATGACTTATGTGTTTCTGAAAAATTGGAAAATATAGACGGAAAGTATGATGCTGATGATATTTATGATTTAGAAAAAGATGCGGCAAGTCAGAAATTAACTGATACAAGTTACAGTAAGCGTATTGTTGAAGCGCTAACAGAACTTGAGAAATATGGGAGCAAATATCTCTCCAAAGAAGGTTTGCAACGCTGTAGCCCCAAATTTTTACATATTTTAGAAAATATTATTGATAGTGACCATAAAGGTATTCATTTATTATATTCACAATTCAAAACATTAGAAGGTATTGGTATTTTAAAATTGGTTTTGAAGGAAAATAATTTTGCTGAATTTAAGATTAAAAAAAATGGAAGCGGAGAATACATTCTAAATGTGTCCTCTGAAGATATAAATAAGCCTATGTTTGCTTCTTATACAGGTTCGGAAACTCCTGAAGAGCGTGAAATTATTAAAAATGTATTAAATAGTAATTGGAAGCTTGTTCCGTCATCGTTAGTAAAAACATTACAAACACTATCAGAGAATAATTTCTTAGGACAAATAATCAAGGTGCTAATGATTACCTCATCGGGTGCTGAAGGTATTAGTTTAAAGAATGTGCGTTATGTCCATATAACCGAGCCATATTGGCACCCAGTTCGTATTCACCAAGTCATTGGACGAGCGCGTCGCATTTGTAGTCATAGTGACTTACCTAAAGAGCTACAAACTGTTAACGTGTTTTTATATTTAATGGTTTTTAGTGAGGAACAATTGAATAGTGACTTATCTATTGAGTTGAGACTAAAAGATATATCGAAAAAAGATAGAAAGAAAATTATTACAAGCGATGAATATTTATATGAAATATCGAGCATAAAAGAGGAAATTAATGCCTCTTTGCTACAAAGCGTAAAGGAGTCGGCAATAGATTGTAGCATTCATACACGGGCTTCAAGTACAGAAAAAAATGTTAAATGCTTTGTAATAGGTAATCCAAGCGAAACCAAATATATATATACTCCAAATATAGAGGCACAAGATAAAGACGAAGGTATGAAACTAAACAAGCGAAAACAAGTATTAAAATTAAATGAGTTAATATTAAATAAAATTAAATATGCGTATAATAAAGAAACACAAGAGCTCTATGATTATGATAGTTTCTTGAAAAATGAATTGTTGCTTGTAGGTAAGTTAGTAACACAAGACAATGGCGCATATAAATTGGAGAAACTTTAATTTAATGGAATATTCAACATAAGCGCCCATATAATATAATATAACTAAGCATTAATAACAACCAAATTGCCCCCATACCTAACAAATCATGGAGCAAATCTATAAAAGGGCTTGTGTACATTATTTATTGTTAAACTTTAACTCTAACAATAAATATAAAAAGATATAAATCAATTTTTTATATTCAATTTCTCCATTATTAGCATTTGATTAGCTAGTAGGTCTGCTAATTGGTTAGACAATTTATCTATTTTACTATGTATATCTTGTGTATTCTCTCCATTTTGTATTTTTGTTAAAGAATTGTTAGTATTAAATTGAGAGACTTGTAATTCTTCTTTTATAAATGTGTCTTCGTTTAAATCGACTACTTCATTGCTAGCAGGAGGAGGAGGATGAGGAAAAGTAATAGCTCTCTCTTTTTGTATTTTTTCTAATAGTTCATTCATATTATTAGTTGTTAATGGGTCGTCTTCTTTAATATCGCTAAAATCTATTATATTGGGCTTTTTTAATGTTATAAGGTCATTAAAGCTGACCTTTTTAGCATTAAGTTCTTTGTCAAATTCTTCTAGTTTTTCGGCTTTTAAAGTTTCTTTGATTTCGATGGGAGTTAATAATGATTTTTTATAATTAGCTATGGTTGTTACTATATTTTGTAATATAATTTTGTTTATAGCAATAATATTTTTTGGGTTGCTAATAGTATCACTAGCAAGTTCTCTGTTTTCATCCAAACTTCTTATTATTGTTTTTTCAAATAATATTTGAACATTATTAAAATTTGATTCCGGTATATTATTAAATAATTTATTGTTATATAATACATTCCATAAAACCTCTTTATTTTCCTTACTTGTTATAAAACTCGCATTGCTATTTAAATTTGCGTTGCTATTTAATTTTGCGTTGCTATTTAAATTTGCGTTGCTATTTAAATTTGCCATATAGTATACTACAAATTCAACACTTTAATTTATAATTTATAATTTATATAAAAATATAATGTTTTATTTTATATAAATATATAATGCTCAAATTAGCACTTCTATTTTTAGGAATTCACTATGCCTCATTTTTTTCTATGCCCCTAATTAATACAAAAACACAAGTTCATTTACATTTAGAACGATTTAATGATGACTTCAACTTATATCATATTGGAATAAGTTTTAAAAATAACAATAGTCTATTAAGATACGATTATCGCCCTTTTTGCGAACCAAATAAATGCGAATTTAAAACAATAAATAATCATGCAAATAATGCTAATTCTATTAGTGTAAATGCTATTAGTGTAAATAGTAATGGCGCAGTTGCTTCAAATAAACAACTAACATTTATTGATAAGCTATATAGATTTTATATACCCGAAAATGTTCCAAATAAAACCATATATTGGGGTGAAACCAGCAAATCGTTGGAAGAAGTTGAGCAATTTGAAAAAACTCTACCAAAAAAATATATATTAGGTATTAATGATTGTCGCCATTATGTAAATCGCATTTCATTATGGGCAGTAAACAAGCGCACTCCTATATGGAGCTTAGAAAAATTATGGAACATTACGCATACACATACAAATTTATCTTAATAGCTAATTACAACTAATTTTTGTATTTAGTAATTTTTCATTTTGTTTTTATATTCTTTTTATATATAAACAAAATGTCATCGCGTTCATCAAGCCCACCAAGTCCGTCAACTCCATTAAGTCCAGCGTGTGCATACCCTAAACCGCGTGATGTAAGTTATCGTAGTAATAGGAACGCAAATAGGAGAAAAAAAGCGGCCGCGGCAGAGTGTGAGAGAGAAAAACAAGAGGAAGCGCGTCGCAAACAATCGACAAGCCATACAAGCAGAAAGGCAAAAGGAAGGAGACGACACAAAGCTTCAAGAAGAAGACGTAGACATTAAAAATTATTTTTTCATATATTATAACATAATAATTATTCAATTATTAAAAATTTAAAAATTTAAAAATTGAATAATTAATATACAACTATTAAGTAATACATTATAACCAAGTTATGGATTTAGCAAAATTAACCAAAGCCGACCTTATGTTACAATGTGAGCAACAAGGAATTACAAATTATAAATCAAAAAGCAAAGATGCACTAATTAAATTGCTTGAACCTCAAGCTTGTAATAAAAGTACTGACAATCAAGCCATTGCTAATGCTAATCCTTCTATTAGCGTTGAAAATATGTGCGGTCTAGAATATTTAAAAACATTAGACCCTAACTCTATTGATTTAATATTAACGGACCCGCCTTATATTATATCTAAGTCGAGTGGACTAGATAAGCATTATAATAATGTTAAATATAATGAAGCTAATGACATTAACGAGGTTAAGTCAGAAGAAGAATGGACAAATTATAAAGAGCAAAACGCGTTAGAAGACGACACTCATAAAAGCAACTATATTAAATATGGGTCAATATACGGAAAAAAATATTGCGTTAAAACTGACTACGGGTCTTGGGATAGTGATTTTACGTTAGCTATTTTGGAAAAGTTTATTGAGCTTTATTATAGTAAACTAAAAAAAGGCGGCACATTAATAATGTTCTTTGACTTATGGAAAATTACAAACCTAAAAGACCTATTAGAAAAATACAATTTTAAGCAAATTAGGTTTATTGAGTGGATTAAGACTAATCCGCAACCAAGAAATAGTAAAGTCAATTATTTAACTAATACAAGAGAGATTGCACTATTAGGCATTAAAGACAGCAATCCAACATTTAATAGCAGTTATGACAACGGCATTTATAGTTATCCGTTACAAGGCGGTAAAAATAGGTTTCATCCTACGCAAAAGAGTTTGGCGCTATTTGAAGAACTCATTAAAAAACATTCGAATGAAGGCGATACAATATTAGATACATTTTTAGGCTCTGGAACAACTGCGCTTGCTTGTAAAAACACTAAGCGACTTTTTAAAGGCTGCGAAATTGATAAAACATATTATGACAAAATAGTCACGCTTTTACAATTACAATAAAAAAACAATATAAAGGCTAGCGCATAAATTATACTTGATTAGAGCCTACAAAGCAACAACTGTAAAATGTTCCCCAAACACTGTAAGCAAATTTTCAAATGCCCAGCGAAATTTAATGCAGTCGCGATTATTATGCACTTGAAATTCGCCAATTGTTATGCCATTTATGCTAATAGACGAACTTTCATTCCATAGTTTTTTTTTAATATTATGACTAAAGTTAATGCTATAATTTGACCAATTTATCTCTTGTTTTAATAATATAAAGGCAAGCACATCACTAGTTTTATTATAATATAACATAGGACAATCAAAAGTATGTGCACTATAGACTTGTAATAAATTAGCTATGTTATTACTAATAAAGAGCTTGATTTGGTCTAAGCCTATGCTTTGGTCAAGTGCGAAAAACTCGCAAAACTTTTTGCGTGAGGGTTGCCCTAGCACTTGCGGACACACTTTGCCAGTCTTATTTTTGCTCGTTTTAGCGCTTAAGTGGATTAAAGGGTTGTCTACACATTCAAAATCATATTTGCTTCCGTATCTTGCGCAATGCCTAATGTTATAAGGAAAGACATTTTTAAGATTGCTAAGTCTGTTTTTGAGAGATTGTGCTTCAACCAAACTATATTTATAAGTTCCATCATAAGGCGTTTCATAATATAAACAAATTGCCATTTCGAACATTTTGCCCAAATCTTCAGTAAGCACCTTTTTGGTTGTTGCTGCCATAATAGATTATTATTAATGTTATAAGTCTAATAATAATAATCATAATCTTTAATTCAATTTTTATTGGGTTAATTTTTTAATTATTCATTAAACACTGAATTCATTTTTATGTTTGCCTCATTATAATATTTTTTCCTATATTTTTTCATTGTGCTGTCTTTTATGCGTGTATTTTTAAAATAACTATAATTTTTATTTTCTTGTAATAATTCTATTATAAAATATAACGCATACATACCACATTGTCCATCGCCATATTGATGAATAAAACCTTCATTATTGTCTACTGTTAATTGAATATTTAAATTATGTGCTTGTTCTACTATTCTTGCTATTAATACTTTAATTTGTTTTGGCACTTTTGAACCATTGCTATCAAAGTAAAAAACGAATTTTTTATCCAAATCAACAAATAATGATATCCAATGTTTTCCTGACTTATTATGAGGGTCGGTATTAAATATTACTCCAATCTTGCTAATTTTATTTTTGATATGATTTTCTAAATTAAAATTACATAATTGCTCCCAAACGCAAGTTGAAAACATTTCTTTTGCATCAAAATCTATTGGAGACGGCCCTATAAACTTAAAATGTTTATGAGATTTTTCATATTGTTTCATTATTTTAGTTATATCAATACTAGATAGCCACGTATTTGGCTTTGACGACCAAGTTTCAGGAGAAAATGGCTTAAATATTTCTTTTATTAATAATTCGCTATTATTAACTTTACTTAATTGCGTTTTTTTTAACCAACATAATTCATCATAGCATTGTTTATCCAATTTATTCTTGAAAAAATCCCATATTTCTTTACTATTATTAGTCAAGATTTTGTCGCTATTATTAGCATTCCAAACATTTTTAAATAATTGTAAATTATTACGAGTATAGCATGTATATTGTTTTAATTCCCTGTCTACATATTTAGTTTGATATGGAGAGCATTTAAGTTTGTTAAATTTTCGCGTATTTTTTTTTGATTTGCGACCTATTTTCTTAAATGTATTAAACATATTATTTTATATTTCAATTTAATATATAAATATAAAATAAATTTTTAACTGCGTTTTTGTGGAAGTATTTTTTGTTTATTATTTGTTGTTTTTCTCACAACAAATAAGTCTAAATTTGTTATTTGTTTTTTAGTGCACATACTATTTAATGTTGTATTATATAAATTAAAATCATTTAAAGAGCCATCGTCGCAATAATTTGAATTATTATTGAAGTCTTTTAATTCTTCTTTTATAGAGTTCTTAATTTTTTTTTCTTTTAAATAAGTTATTAAATTTAATACATATAACAAATAATAAAGCTTATATTTCTCTCCGCTTGTTGTTTTACTATTATTTTCTATAAGTTTTTCTAAAGTTGTCTCATTATATTTAATTATTTGCTCTTTGTAAATGGCAATGTTTTCTTCTATATTATTATAAATATCTTTTAATAAATAATTAGTGCTTAGTAATTGCTCTAATTTATTTGTTTTAAGAGCATGGTTTTGGTTTTGATTTGCAAAATAAAGTAAGTCTATATTATTTATTGCTAATTCGGTTTTTTGTTTTGCTAACCTTTCGTGCTCTAACCTTTCGTGCTCTAACCTTTCGTGCTCTAATCTCTCAATTTCTAATTTATCTATTTCTTTTTCGTTTTCTTTTACTTGTTCAATTAAATCTATACTTACAACTTTTAATTGCTTTGATTTTTTATTATTTTTCTTATTTTCCTTATTTTTCTTATTTTCCTTAGTTTCCTTTAAATTTGTGCTAGTATTAAGCATTTTACTATAAATTTATTTTATATTTTTTAATTGAACTCGTGTCGAATTATAAAATAATTCATTCCCCATTGTTGGAAATCTATTTGGATTAAAGTCTTGAAATTGTTCTTCTCTAAATAATAAATGACTATCTAAATTCTCATTTTTTGTTACAAAATTAATGTTGTTTACATATAAATCACTGGTGCTAGGTGGAACATATACTTTTTGGTCAGCTTTTTGAAGAGCAAAGAACTGGTTTCTCAAAGTAGACTCACTATCTATATTAGAAGCAAACCCGCAAAAATGCATTTTTCTAGTTCCAGGAAAGAAAATAGAGCTAGTGTCATAATTATTATAATTTTGTATAGGTTCTAGTGCTTTTAATAACGGAGCAACGGTTGGCATAAATGTATATTTGGTATTCACCGGCCTAAATGAAAAATTCATAGTAATTCCACCTGAAGGAATGTTTCTATCTGATATCTCGCTATTTATAGAATTTTGCTTATCAAAATTATGTAACTCTACATTATAATAATTATTAGCTACGCTCATTATTAATAATTTATTATATAATTAATATAATATTATTATAATATTATTATTATTAATTATATTAAAAATTTAATAATGGAAAAAAAATAACTAAAGCTCCATTATACTTTCTTTATTTAACGCTTGTGTTCCTTCATAATATTATAATTTAAATAATATTTAAAATTATTTAAATTATGCATATTTTGAGTTTTGCTCGAAAACATCAACGCTTTGTATTCTCTTTTTTGACCAGTATTATGTGCTCCTCGTTCTTTCTTAAATTGTTGAAGTCTATTTTTCTCTTGTGTCTTTAAATATTCTATGTCAAACATATTAGTTTTAACATTATGATTAGATAACAAACTCATTAAAACTAGCGCTGATGATACCATATTAAACCTTTAATAGTACATAAATAAATAAATATTTAACTAATCAATTTTATTTAACTAATCAACTTTACTATTTATACTTTATAAAAAATCTATTGTCAATTTGTCAATTTATCAATTTGTCAATTTGTCAATTACTTGTAATCTTTAATTACGAAGATGTCTACTACGACTTGTTAATATAGGACTTGCGAGTCGTAATCTAGGACTTGCGAGTCGTAATCTAGGACTTGCGAGTCGTAATCTAGGACTTGTGAGTCGTCTTGAAAGTGTTATTGTACCACCAAATTTTTTTCTATAATTATTACGTTTACGACGAGTATTTCTAGAACGACCAGATAGAGCATTATAACGGCTATAATTCTTTTTTGACCGATTTAACATTCTATATATATTATATATAGAAAATAAAAAAATTTTAATTAAGGATTAATATTGCTAAAATAGTATAACAATCTTAATTGTCTATTAAATCAGTAGTTCTATCAATTTTTTGCTAATGAACTTATAAGCATAATTTTTAAACATCATTCATTGGCTTGATGTGTTTTATCATTAGTAAACCATGCCATTTTAATAGCATTAATATTATTTCTAATAATATTATACGATATACTTAATGCATATAAACTTATTAATTTATAATAATCTTCCTCTCGTATCCACGTTAGTACTTCATTATAATTATTATAGCTATATGATATAACTATAATGCTATGTATAAAATGTTGAAATTCTTTATGTCCAATAGTTTCAAGCTCTGCCCACTTCTCATTTTTTCCAAATAATTCATAATTATAGTTGTCCAAAATATATTCATCCATAGTTTCATAATGGTTTATTGGATAATTATATAAATCTAAATATTTTGTTATATTAGATTCATTCATAACAATTAGCTCTATATTTTTTTTCATTTTCTTAATCAATACATCAGCATTAAGCATTTTTGGTTACTAATATATATTTATACATATTTCTATATATTTGTATCTAAGTTATCAATTTTTTTCAGAATCGTTGTGTATTGCTTTTTATAAATAATAAAAATTGATTTTTTATAATTTATTAAAATTATTAAAATAACAATAAAATAACAATGAAAAGGATTAAACCATATACAACAAATCAACAGTCGTGGAGAACAATACTAGGAATGTCTCTATGTATTCCAATGAATCAACGTGAATATTCTTGGCAAGCTAAAGAAATAACTCGCTTTTTAGATGATATATTTAGAATTTTTAAAGAAGAAAAATATGTTGAAAAAATGGGTTCAATTTATAATTTAAATTATAACAATGTAAATCAAATTTTTGATGGTCAACAGAGAATATTAACTACCATTTTAATTCTTATAGCAATAGGAAATTTAGTACCTAAATTAAAAAATAAAATTATTGATCTACTAGCAGTAGATACTCTCATAGATAAATTGACTTCTGAACAAGAAAAACTTAAAGAAAAATACAATGTTAATATAATTCCAACAATTTATTGTGTTAATCCAAATGATATGGAAGGTCTAATAAATATATTTAATAATAATATTCATTCTTGTTTAGAATTTGTATCTAATACAAGAGATTTTATAGTACCTGATAATAACGAACATGATCACGAGCATGAAGATGAAAGTGAAGACGAAAATGAAGACGAAGACCAAAATGAAGACGAACACAAAGAGAAAAAATATATTTGTAAACACTGTAATGCAAAAATATCTAGCAAGAGTAAATTTATTGAACATTTAACTAATAAGCATGATTATAATAATCCAAAACCAACTACAAAATTATATGATGCTTATATAATTATATATGATTATTTAATTAGCAAAGATTATAGTGTAACAAGAATGATTGAATTGTATAAATTTATTTTAGATGACATTGATATTCAATTCTATAATTGTAATGATCCATTATATGTTAGTATAATATTTGAATTGGAAAATAATAGAGGCATGCAAGTAGAAGATTTGGATATAGTTAAAAATGCTATTCTAGTCGAAATACCCGATGACAAAAAGGTTGAAGTATATGAAAAATGGGAGATGTTTAAACATAAAAAAAATGCTATATATAAGAAAGGTTTTGGACAGAAACTGTTTGATATTGCAATTCAATTATATAATAAAGAAATAGCAAGAACAATAGATCTTGATGAATTATTTAAACCTATTATTGACCACAAAGATAGTTATAAAGAACTAAATAAATTTTTCAAAATTGTAGAAACATTATTTGAAATTATGGATAAAATCAGTAATGATAAATATGGAAGACTTGTTAATAACAAACCTAGAATTTGTTTAAATTGGGAAGCATATATGTGGTGTTTATTACC